TTCCAACAGCTCCATTTAAAATTGCAGTTCCGTCAACTTGAGTTAAAGTTCTCCCTGAACCCTGAACAAATGTGATTGCTCCAGTACCATGTTTTAAATATGATGCACAAAAACCAGTACCACCATCTACGGTGATATTAATAGCATTTGTAGAATTATCAACAACTACATTTCTACCTTTTTGCCCATAACCAGAAGCGTCATTCGTTGCTGTAGTTATACTTACTGTTGTTGTAATGGTTATTTGAGGCACTAAATATTTTGTATCAAAATAATCAAGTAAAAAAGCTTTGAGGTTGGTAAGTGAAACTTTTTTTTGTTTATTAGAATCAGCACTATCGACTATCGAAATACTATCAGCATCTACAGGAGTAGTTTTTGCGGTTAATCCGTTTATGAATGCTCCAAAATTGACATCAGTTAGAATTACCTGATAAGTACTAGCTATATTATCAATCAAATATTTAATCTTACCAAAAGCAGTCAATAATGAATCGGAAGAAGTAAATGTTCCTGCTGCAGCAGAAAGTCCCGCTAACGCAGTAGATAAAACTCTGGCAGTAGTAAAATAAAGATTAGAACTACCTTCTGGCAAAGCATCGGTGTTTGTTGCTCCTGAACCTCCTGAACCACTTTGAACCCAATCATTTAACTCATCATCCCACGAGAAATTTTTTACAGTTTCCGAACCAACTTCATTAACCTGAGCTTCGTCTCCAACATTCGCTGTTGGATAAGCTGCTCTCATTGCAGCTTCGGTTAAAAACTTTCCTTTGAAACGATCATTATAATCGGCAGTGTTTAGTTTTAAATCCAAAGCAGCTTGCACGTCAGTCGATACCGGTTTGTCAATATCGGCGGTATTATCAACATTTTCAAGACCAAAAACTTTTCCATCACCATCTAATCCCGCATAACCACCTGGTTGATTTTTATTTGACTTATCCTCTTTATTAACTAAAGAATCCCCACTGTACGGATCAGCTGGAGTACCAATTCCACTATCAGTCACCGTGAAATAAGTAACATACATTCCGCCGTTTGGCAACTCAGGAGTTGAAGGCGTTCCAGTTGTTTCTTCGCCGTCAATCATCGTGAAACCATTTTCATCATTTGGCACCACATATACTAAACGGGAATTTCCCGAAGCCGAAAGCGCAATATCCTCAAAAAATACAGCCGCAACATTAGCATACAATTCGTTATTGATATACCACTGCCAATCAGCATTAATCGTTAAATCATTACCAGCTAACGAAAAACCTTTTGCCTCGATAATTATATCTAACCGAGTCAAAACATCGATCATGGTGTAAACTTCCTCAAAATTAGAGTTGATTTTTTGACCGCCCACATAAGCCGTGTCACCCGTTTGCGTTCCAGGACCCGAACCAAAACTTATTACTTCTCTAGCCATTGTGCTTTATTGTTTAAATATTTTCATCAAATGTATTTTCGATAGAATCGAAGGTGATAGTCACACTATCAAATCGCCAATTTTCGAAAGGCGTTGCTACATCATCTTCTTCTACAGTTGGAAACCTTGAATTCCCAACACCTATTCTTTTTTTATCAGTTTCCATAATTACCAGTCTTTTTCAATTTTTACTTCTCGATTTTGTGGCAATCCAGTAATTGTTCCATAACCCGTTGCTATTACCGCCGTTTGCAAACGGCACTCAGCAATTATTTTACATTTATTAGACATATCAACCGACGAATTATCATTTTTAGCCGTATATAAAGTGATATAAGTTTGATCACCCGCTAAATAATTCAACAACATCGGAATCGTTTCTTCTTTTCGAGCAGTCGAAGTATTTCCATAAGCTATAATCGATTTTCCTTCAAGCAAAACCCCATTTCGCTCAATATTATACCAAGCCTCAGCAGGCACGGTTCTAAAATTCCTACCCAAAGCCGCTGCGGCATACAAATAAAACAGACCCGAAAAATTAATTGAATACCCAGGTAACAACTCAGGACTCACATTCAGTTTGTATTTTCGGCGAATAAATCTCGGATCTCCTGATTTTTTGATTATTTCTTCGACTAAATCCAAAGAAATAGTATAGGTTTTTTGGCGAATAATATTAATGGTATCCACCGCCGTAGCACCTTTATCATCAGTCACCTGGATTTGGAACGTATAAGCATCGCCTGTTAAGCCCGAAAGATTATTAGCCAATTCAGTTGCTGCCGACATGGTTGCAGCTGGAGTTCCCGCCGTTTGGGTCCATTGTTGCGAAACAATTTCGCCATCAGGATCATAAGCCGTTGCCTGCAACGAAGCCGTTGTAACACCATCGGCAATATAAATGGTATCACCCGCCTCAACTATTGGAGGAATATTACTTTCATCAGGATTTGTGGTATCCATTTCTTTATAATTGGAACGCCCTAAAACCAAATCCGATTGATTTAGATCTAAATTCCAAGTGCAATTCAACACATAGAAATCCTTTAAAAACACATATTTAAACGGGATAATATCATTGAATTTTACCGCATTTTTAGCGGTTAATTCCAGTTTTTCGTGCGCCACATTAAACAAGCGGCGGTAAATATTAGCCACGGTTTTCGTATAGCTGTTATTTTCAATTTTATAAAACGCATCCGTCCATTGCGTCCAGTGCGCTCTACTGGCCGCCACATCGGCAATGGCATATTTTTTAACTGTGAAACTTCCTGATCCATACAAATCGATGGTTTTAATCACCATTCTATCACCACCAAGGAAATTATAAATCACATCTAAAACCACCACATCATTCACTCCGTGTTTTACGGCATACGGATTGTTTTTAATCAATTCGGCACCATCGAGTTGCACCACGCTATAGTTTTCGCCTTCAAAAACAATTCCTTCATTGATATACACTTCGATTTCGTTGTAAGACGAAGTATCTTCTTTTAGCTTCGCTAATCGAAACCCCTTAGAAGCTCCCGTTTTATCATCGGCATAATCCAACTCAATTTCGGCATCCACCGTAAAATCATCGTTGATTAAATTAACTTCGGTCACTTCTTCTACAAAATCAATAATGGAAATTTCGGCAGAAGATAATTTCACACCCAAAACACCATTTACCGCCGTGCGTCCAATAGGTCGATAGAGGCGAATATCAATCAATCCTTCGGCAGTAAAAATGTGATCTATTTCTATTTTGCAATTGCCACCGCTGGAGAAAATCAGATTCTCACGATCTTCAACTACACCACCAAAATTCGAATACAGAACGGCATCATTAAATAGGATTTCATATTTCATTACGTTATTCCAATCCTCTTCATCGCCTTTGGTTCCCGTTTCAGGATGCAGAACATCAAAATTCAATTCGAACTTAACTTTTTCTTTATCAGCAAAATAGAGTTTGTTAGCCAACGAAATGAATTTAGTATCATCCTGAGTCCACACAGTAGCTGCATTGCCATCAAAATAAAACTGATTGTAAACTGTAGTTTCATAATTTGGCTTAGTAGCACGGCCGTAATACCCATTATTACCCATCCAGTCCTTAGGGTAAATTTCGCCCACCACACCGGTTACTAACGCCCAGCCACCGTTTACCGCCTTAGCAGCAGTTTTAGGCAATCCGGGTGCTGTTTTTTGATGGGTTACTAAAATTTCGTTATAAGGCGCAATAATCGACACCGTAGGCGTTACTAATGGTGTGATTTGTTTAACCAAACGGTCAAAAACCACCGTGGCAATTGGATTCCCTAAATAATCAAAGGTTTTATAAGTGGTTTTGCGCTGGTGACGGCGGTTGATTCCCTCAACATACCAGCGATTATCAGCCTGATAACACACACAAAGCGTGTCATTAAGCAAGATTTCAAGAATTGCATACACATCTAATTTTTTATTTTTATCCAAAAAATTAGCAGTGTCTATATAAATCAATCGCCAGTCTTTTACCAAGAAGTTTTCGATTGCCGGCGCAAAATATAAATCCAATTCCAAACCAGTCAATCGAAGGCATTGCGACAAGATCTCAATTACCGATTTTTCACGGCTGTAAAATTCATCGGTTAAATATTTCCCTTTTAAACGACCTAAACCGTCCGTTGCGGTGAAGTTTACAAAAAGACTTCCATTTTTGTAAGGCTCCGTATATAAATCAGGTAAAATAAATCCCTGCCAAATCAAGGAATCATCAGCCGATAATCTTAATTCTACTTTAAAACGGGTTTCGTTACCGGTATAATAAGCCGCAAAAGCCGCATCCTGATACAGGCGATCCAGCATATCAAAATTTAATTGACTGCTTACAATCTTCAATTCTTCTTTTTTGTCGCCGCCATTCCAGGACAATTGAATCCCACCACCCGAGGCTAATTCCTGAGTGATTTGGACTAACGGGCTAACCGTATCGATTATGTCAATATAGTAACTCATTATCCGATACGATTTTTAAGTTCCTCAGTACGCTTGAACGACAACCAAATATCATTTCCTTTTAATTTAGCATCAGCAATATATCCAACAGTACCACCGCCCGAATTCATAGCATTCCAGATGTTTTTTTGCTGGGTATTATTAGCGACCATTTCGCCGCTATTAACACGAGCCAAAATTTTATCACCAAAATAAGACGAACCGCCAAAAATACCACCCGTTTCAAATTTAGGAATTGCCGCAAAAGCCGCTAAAACCCCACCTACAGCAGTTGCTATAAAGGCAGGTGTTGTAAAGATTGCCGCTGGCCCTGTAGCTGTTCCCGAAGCGGTTGCACCAGCAATAGATTGCGAAATTGCAGCCGAAAGCATCATTGCAATTAACTTAGTAACTGTTTGCACCAAGCCCGCAATAAAACCTCCAAAACCATCATTAGCCAGTCCTAAACTCTCAACTAAACGACTTGACATCCCCTCGAAAGCACTAGCCAAAGAATTACCAACTAAATCCCCAATTTCTTTCATTCGGGCAAAATCAGCCTGCATAGAATCAGTAGCTGATTTTATGGAAGCTGAAATTCTTTGCCCCATTTCTTCAGTAGTTTCAGCAGTTTTAATCAAGCCAGAAGGCTCAATATTCATTGCTTTTGCAAATTCTTTTAATTTCGCAATTTGCGCATCATATTCATCCGCCGAACCTAATTGCGGGCTTAAACTTAAAACCGCCTCCACATCAGGACGTTTTGCTGTTTTTGTTTTATCAGCTTTTAAACTATTAATCTCGATTTGGTCACCAGTATCTTTTAACAAATCCAAATACTGTTTACCATCGCTGTAAATTTTTGATACAGCTGCAATTTGAGCCGCTGTATTATCATCTTCTTTTTTACGCAAAGAAGATAAAACACCCGATTTATCGTTTAATAAATTATTATAGCGCTCTTGTTCTTTTGCAGATAAAAACTGTTTTTTATTAGAATCATCCTTAAGCTTATTTAAAGATTCCTCTGATTTTTCACGTTCTAACTGGGTTTGAATTTGCTTTTTGTATAATTCCTGCAAAGTTTCCTGAGCCGCACGAGCTTTAGCCCCTTGCAATAAAGCCGCATTGTACTTTTCAATTGCTACACGAGCCTTATCAGTACCAATGTTTTCAAGACTTAAATTTCCTAAATATTCCGGCGACAATTTATTGATTGCCGCAATAGCCTCCAGGCGTTCTTTTTTGGTTTTGGTTTCATCTTTGGCAACATCAATAAAAGATTGTAATTCGGCTTTTTGAGCCACTATCGAAGCGGTTGCATCTTCCGTAACTTTGTTAACTGAATTTTGAGCAGCAGTCATTTGCACCACTGCCTGAGTTGCTTTTTGAGTATTATTCGAAAACAACAAAGCCGATGCCGCTGCCGTTCCTAAAACAATAGCCACAGCAGTAATAGGATTAGCAATCATAGCCGCTGACATTGCTGTAAAAGCAGTACGCAAAGCCGTAAAACCAACCACTAAAGGCGGAATTCCAGCCGCAATTGCACCGATACCAATTAACAAAGGACCTGTTGCAGCCGCTAAACCAGCCACAACAACAATAGTAGTTTTGGCACCATCTGAAAGACCAGAAAAAGATTTTACAAGTCCGTTAATCGAGGTAATTATTTTAGTAAAATAAGGCAAAATTACTTGTCCGAATTGCTGCCCTAATTGCTTCATGGATTCTGTGAAAATTCGGGTTTGATTAGCCGCACCACCTTGTGTACGTGTAAAATCACCCTGAGCATTCTCAGTTACCGACATGATATAAGCATACCTAAGATTTACCTTAGAAGCCTGATCCATATCGGCGATTTTAGTTTTTATCCCTTTTGAAAAAGCGAAGTTTTGTAAATTAGTTTCGGTCATTACAATTCCAAGCTTCTTAAGCGATTCCGTTTCACCGGTGAAAATTCCAGTCAAAGCAGTATTAGCAATATCAATTGATATATTTTTAAAGGAAGATAAATCAGCCGCCAAAGCCACTAAAGAAGTTGACATTTGAGCTGCTTTTCCCTGAGTCAAACCCAAAGAAGTACCCATATCACCAAAAGTAGAAGCCATATCCAAAGCCGAGCCTTCAGCTAAACCGAAAGACTCTAAAGAGGTTTTAGCGAAATCCTTAACAATTTGGTTTGATTTCCCGAAAGCCACATCTACTTTATTCGTGCTTTCCTCAAAATCAGAAGCGAATTTTACCGATGCGCCACCAGCTAAAAGCAAAGGAGCGGTAACAAAAGTGGTTAAGCCACGCCCTACAGATTGCATTTTTTGCCCGAACTTGTCAATTTCACGCAGGGAGTTTTGCATCTCGCTGGAGAATTGTTTTAAATCGACTTGAAACTTGACGTTAATACTTGCTAATCCAGCCATGAAGCGGTAATTTTTAGTAAAAATACCACCCGAGCGAAGCAATGTTTGTTATCATTGATAACAAAAAAAAGCCTCGAAATCAATCGAGGCTTTTTCCCTAAATAACACCAAATAAATACAACACCAACTATTTTTGAGCCAATTTTTTTAAACGTTTTTTTTCATCCCATCGGGCAAAAACATCTTCCGATTTTTTAATATGCTCTTGCATTTCTATCAAATCCTGTTCGTTTAATTGCTGAGCCACCGCAGCTTCCCAAGGGAATTGCATTAAATCCATTTCCTTAACCGATTCTTTTAAATTAGGTGACAAAATCAAGAAGGCAGTTCTACGGGCAATTACCCAGGATTCCTTTGATTTTATTTCCTCTTTTTTTCTAAAACCGTTTACAGTATTAAAAAACTGCCGTGGTGTTAAGGAATAAAAATACTTGACTTGCAAGCCTAAATGCCCCAAAGCAATTTCCTCTAGGTTGTCCCAGGTTTCTTTTTCTTCGGAGCGAGAATCTTTTTTTCGGGATCAGCATCAGGATTTTGTTGCGGAAAAGCAACGGCTATTCCTTGTGCCATTTGGCCCGCAATTGTAACCAAATCATTTAACGCCAGATTCTCAATTGCCGATTTAGAAATTGGCGGATTATCTTCGTTACAGGCAATTGCCTGATACATGACGTCAAACAAAACATCATAAGCTTCGAAGCTTCCAGAATCTAAGGTTTCGATTAAAGCTAATCTTTGAGCCGTTTCAGGCAAACTATCCAAGCCCCATTCTTTCCCTAATTTTCGAAATAAATTAAGGTTAAAAAGCATCACATAAGCGATGCCTTTTATTGTTACTTGTAAACCTTCCATTAAGCAGCTACAGTATCTAATACTACGTTACCATTTCCTTTTAAAGAAAAAGAAACTTTTGCAGACTCACCGACATTTGCTGTAATCGAAGCATTTTCGATATAAGCTTTTCCAGTGTAGATAATATCACCCGTTTCATCGGTTGTGAAATCAATATCGATTTCGGTTCCGGCTAATTGTGCCGCCAATAAGGTATCGAAGGTTACGTGCGTAGTATCACCCGAAGGCAAATTAGCTACCAAAGCTTCGGCACTGGCACTCCAGGAATAATTAGAAGGAATAACCACAGTACCATCGGTATCTTTGGTTGCAATTTCCTCTAATTTTGTTTGAAAATCGATTTTACAAGATGTGGTGTGCAATAATTTTTTATCGTCAAATCCCAATCTTAATTTTGTTCCGTTATAAATTCCACTAGGCATAATCGTTATTTTTTAAAGTTTATAATAAATTGAAAACTATTAATCCCGAGTACGTAAAACTGTCCTCGTTGTATTCTACTGAAGCCGAAAGAATGTTGTATTTTTCGGCTATTTTATTGTGCATTGCATCGGTAAACTCACAGCAAGCATCGTAAGCGTTTTTATCAAACCAAAAAGCAACATATATATCCAGCAAGGAACGATCTTTAGTCTCCGGTGTGCGCTCGCCCAAAACATAGGTTGTTAACGGAAAAGTCGTCCCTTCGGAAGCGACTATAGGAAACAAAAAGGTTTTAGATTCACCACCTACGGTTCTTTGCATTACAGCATTGAATTCTGATAATTCAGAAAAAAAGCTGTAAATTTCAGTTGATATACTTTTAAACATTGCTTAATTTATTAATTCGTCTTTGAATAAATGCAGCCACTTTTTTTTCGGCATCAGGAGTTACTTGTCCTTCGGTTTGCTGGTAGGCTTTTGCCATAAAAGGATTAGCGGTTGTTTTGCCTCTAGCAGCATGATCGTTAGCTCCTTTTTTATGCTTTCGCTTAAAACCTTTCGAATACTTATTGACTCCATATTCTACAAAATGCCCGTAATACCCAACAAAAGATCCTTTGACACGTGGCCCAACATATACAGTTGGGTTTTCCTGTTTTCCGGTGATGTTTCCCAACGATTTTTGCAAGCTTCTAGGCTGTATTAATTTACCTCGTGCCTGGTGTGCTTTTTTCGAAATAGGAACTAAGGAACGAGCCGCACGAAGCGTAGGACTTGCAATTTGGCGCAACAATAAAAGCAATTCGCTTTTCTTGTCTTTATCGTTTGCCAGCAGCCTAATTTTAGCTTCCAGTTCTTTAAATCCTGTTATTTCGATTAACTCACTCATAATTTTTAACCCGAATTTCTAAATGCTTTCTACGTCCTAATTCAAGGATATGAATCACTTCAAAGCGTTGGTCTTCATCAATTAAAATCAAAGCGTTCGATTCCTGTTTTACCGTTTCATCAAAACGAATGGTGTAGGTACGATTGACTAAATGCTTGATTTTCCCTTCGGTTTCCTCAGTTCCCGAAACGTCCTGCATGTACGCCCAAGGCGTTGCCACAACTTCATCAGTGAAGGTTTCGGCACCGGTGCCGGATTGCGAAGGCTTTTTAAGAACCAACTGTATTTCCCGATCCATTTGACCGATAAAAGGATGCTTATACATGAGGTTAGAAGTTAGAGGTTAGAGGTTAGAAGTTGTTAACTCATAACTCTTAATACTTACGATACGATCTACACAAGGAATCGGCAGCACGGTTGTTGCCAATTTCGCCACGATCTTCACGGCGTTCGTACATATCAGCTATTAACAGCAAAATTGCTTGTTTGATAGGCGTAGGCACGGCAGCGGTTTCCCAACCTTGTTTAATCGTTACGGTTACGGCATCGTCACGCTTTTCGGTCGCTGGTGGATCGATAAACTTGATTGTTTTAGTTCCTATGACATCGCCGGTGCGAAGTTTGTAAGCAGAGTTATCAAGCACGGTCACTTCCTCCGCTCCGGGAGCATAGTATTCTATAGATGCAACTTCATCATTTTCGTAATTGGCAGCAAAATTCAGGGTTTCGAATTGCGAAAGCTTCACCACAAAATCCCTAGTATCGATTGTACGGTTAATGTAATTTTGACGATCAACGGTTGCAGCATCAATATAGGACTGAATCAAATCATCTTCAGAAGTATTAGTTGCCGATAAACGCAACTGTTTTTTAGCCATCGCCAAGGTTACACACACGGTTTTTACTGTATTTTCGAAATAAGAATCTGTTTGCATTTTTTTAGTCCTTAGTGATTAGTAGATAGTCCTTAGCTTTTTAGTCCTTAGTTCTTAGTTCTTAGTCCTTAGTTTTCAGTCGGTTTAATGACATCAGCGGCTGCTTTGTCAGCGGCTGCTTTGTCAGCGGCTGCTTTGTCAGCGGCTGCTTTGTCAGCGGCTGCTTTGTCAGCGGCTGCTTTGTCAGCGGCTGCTTTGTCAGCGGCTGCTTTGTCGCTGTCAACATCCTTTTTACCTACTTCTTTCGCATAACCTAACTCAATGAGTTCATCGGCTTGTTTTGAGTCAAAAGTTCCCGTTTCACCTACATTGTATGCCAACTGGAACTTCCCAGTTGGCGACACAATAAATTTTATTTTTTTAGTTGCCATAACTCTTTAATATTAAGCTGTTAAAACATCTTTCACTACTGAAAATGCTTTTGGTTGTTTTACCAAAACATCCACAAAAACATTCACGATAATTTCGATGTAACCGTCTTTTTTACGAGTGATATTATCTACTGTAATATCCATGAAACCCCATTGCCCCACAACTAATTGAGAGAAATCACCAAACACAACAGCTGAACAAACAGCAGTAGCAGAACCTTTTGTTAAGTTTGAAGGGATATGATTCGAAGTTTCAAAAGGATAACCATTCACAGATCCATCAGCAGCCATTAAAAATTGGGGATAACCACTTACTACTTCGGTAGTTTTCAATTTTCCACGCACTTTTGCATTTGAAACATAATTTAACTTAGCACCGTTAGCATTTTCAACAAAAACACCAGTTTCTAAAGCCACCATGTTAGCAAATGTTGGAGCCAAGCCGTTAGTTCCACCAGCAACAGCAGTTGTTCCTGAAACATTTAAAATCCCTAACGGTTGCCCTGTTCCCGAACCATTGATTGCTGCTAAATCGATAGCATTAGCCACGATTTCACGAATTTCTTTCATAGTGTAAGCCTCTAAATCAACAGAAGATTGCATTAAGTTTTGTAAAGAAATAGGCACAACAACTGCTAAACGCTTAGGAGTCATTGTTTTTGAACCGTAGGCATTTTTAGTTGGATCTACAGTATCTACTTCACCTTCCCAGGTTGCAGCAATTCCACCATCATTTACAGGGAATTTCAAATCACCTTGTAAACCAGTTAAGAAAACCGCTCCTAATTTTTCAACCACTGGCTTAGGACGCAAGGCATCAATAACAGGTTGCACTTCAGTAGCTACCAAGTTTGCACCATATCCACCGGAATCACCAGTAACAGTTTGCCCATCGGCACGAGTTTCTATTTGGACACTTCTTGTATCAAAAAGCGGCACACAAATTCCTTGTACAGGAATTCCAGAACGTTTAGCAATTGCCGCCGTAGCATTATGAACTTCCAACTCTACACCATCCAAAACATTTGTTCCAATTTGGGAACGGATTGCTTTGTGAATTGAAAAAGTTCTTTTTTGCGGTGTTGCAGCATTTGGTTCAACTACTGAATTAGCCTCTCCAGGATTAGAAGTCGCAATCGAGCGAAGATTTTCTTCGTAAGAAACAGCATCATCAATTTGAGCATTCAAGGAAACAATTTCTTCCTGAATAGTTCTAAACTCAGCTGTTTCAGTTTCGTTCAAACTTCTTTTTTCAGCTTCGGCAGCTGTGTGAAGTTTCTTTTGAGCTTCAATTTTTTGGGCTCTTAATTGTCTTAACGCATCACTTTTTTTCATTTTAACTTAAATTTTCATTAATTAATATTTGAGCCTCAAAGGTTGATAGCCCTTTATTGTTATCTGAGCGATTTTCTTCGCCATCAGGATTTTCTTTTATTAATTCGGCACGAATTGCATCGATTGTTTCTACTGATCTTTTCAAGGCTTCAGGATTTGAACCTAATGGAACAATAGACCATTCAAATAATTCAGTACGGGTAAAATATAACACCCCAGGGTTTTCGCCATCGGCTGCAATCCCCATTCGCCACTCGATAGGATTTGCACCCACCGAAGCCATACGAAGGGTTCCGGCTTGTACTTTTTGCCAAACCTTTTCGGCAGTAGGATTAACTTCGCCTGATTCGAAACGCACTTTTCCAATTAATTGATTGCCTTCAATTCGAACCTCGGAAGTACCTAAAATCATATCCGGATTATCCGACCAAGTGCGATGCCCGTAAGCTACAATTGGGTTTTTTTCATAACGAGTCAAATCCCAACCATCGATTTTAAAAATAGTATCGTAAGAATCAACCGCTTCGGTAGAAATCACAAATTCAGCTTCACGGTTTTTTATATTTTCATCGGTCAAAGCACGTATTACGGCTTCGCGAATTACTGTACTAGGCACCTCCATTTTTTTCATTTTTTGAAATTCTTAAATTATTTTCCAATTGTTTTTCGGTAAACGTGTTGACTGGTGTTAAGTATTCATCCAGCAATTCAGGACCGTTATTTTCTTCTTCTTTACGGCGAATTTCGTTTCGGTTGTAAATTCCTGAGTTCACCATTTTAGAGTAATATTCGCCACGGGATTTAATATCAGCACGAAGGAGTACATTCATGTTTCCACGGAAATAAGCTCCATTGGATTTTTCTATTTTTGAAAGCAGTTTTTTAGTCAATTCCTGCTCGATATTAGTCACTAGAGGCTGTATCGTATCAGAAACATGATCCAGAGATTGCTGCTCGATATTATTATTAGTAGATTGTTGCAAAGACTTGATTTTGTGTGGCGCAATGTTGAACCAACGAGCAATATCTTCTATTGAAAATCGCTGTTGTTCAATGATTTGCAATTCCTGAGGCGTGATAGTGATGGGCTGAAAAGTCATTCCTTCATCTAAAACCACAACACGATCGGCAGATTTTTCAGCCATGGCGTTGCGCCATCCTGCTATAATTCCTGCTTTTTCTTTAATTACTTTTTCAGTCGAAATCACTCCTTGACGAACGCCTTTATTATCCATATTCATAATGGAGAATTCCTGTGTTTTCAAAGCTAGATTCATTTGCATGGCCGCAAAGGTGATGGTGGAAATTCCAACCAATCCATTTAATGAGAATTGCTTAAAATGCAGTACTTCGCTAGACATTAGCGGGTTTTTTACCCCTCGGATGTAGTAGTATAATTCTTCTTTTATTAGCTTAATATCCTGCACTTTATCCCAAGCGATATATTCGGCACTTACAGGAAACCCGGTATTGTCGGTTATGATTTTGAATAGGCAATTGCCTCGCAATGGCAATGAGGTCCCGATTAGTTTTTTGAAAACAAAGGGAGTCATTAGGTAGTTTGGTTCCTGTGAAACTAACTTATCAGCAGGGTGGGAGCGAAGGCGGTCTTTGTTGCCGTTAGTATCCTGATACATGCCAAACGGTGTTTTTGCCAAATCATTAGAGATTTGTTCAACCGCATTGTACACAGCAGACAACTTAAGAGATTCTTTGACTTTGATATTAGATACTGAACCGCCGCCGCCAAAAGAGAGGAACGAACCAAAATCGCTAAATAAGGACTGGCTGCGTTGTTCGGCTGGTGCGAAGGCATTAGTAAAGGCACTATCTAATATTGACATAGCTGTTAAATTTCTATGTAAAATTAGATAGTGCCTTAAGGTTTAGTTGTTATCATTGATAACAAATTGAGGTTAGAGGTTTGAGGTTAGAAGTTAGAGCTTATCGTGAGATTGCTTCGTTCCTCGCAATGACATGCTGGAGGCAATGACTAGAACTTAAAGTACCATTCTTTTTTTATTTTTTCGAAGGTGTAGGTTTGTTTTTCTACAACCACACTTACTACTTCGGCATTGTAATACTTTGGATCCGGCAATCTTGTGATTGCGGTTTTTAGGTTTTTGGCTTTTAATTTTTCACTCATAATTTTTTTTTTGAAACACTGATTTAAGAAATTATAGAAATTTATTTTTTTGGTTTTGAGATCTCTTTTAAGGCTAGAAATCCGATTATGAATTCGACAATAATAAACGCAACGACTATAGTGTATCGGACGTTGTTTTTAAAAATTAATTCAATATCTAACAATAGCGATGTCGCAAAGGCTATTACAAATACTAGAGTTATAAGGATTGTTTGTTTCATTTTTTTTAGATAAGTTGTGAATTATAGGTTAAGTTTTATGAGCTATGAGGTTGAAAAAATTAATGCGAATCAGTTTTTAGACTTGTTGAATCTTGATAACTGCACCCGAAATGAGGCATAATCGCTGTAACGATATACACCAAATAAATCGAAAAAAAGTTCGTTGCAATGATCGAAGCAATCTTTATTTGATTTGAATTCCAGTAATTTTTTGAAATAGAAGTTGTAAAAATTAGCGGTTGTTCTCAGGGACCGCATTAGTGTAATTTTGGCTTCTAATTTTTCATTTTCAATTCGCAATGCGTTTGCTTCGGCAATTGTACTCATATTGTTTTATTTAAGTGTTACACTAACATTCGAACTTATTTTCAGGGTTGTTGTAATAACTTTCATTAGTTTCTTCGGGTTCCGACATAGAACCACCTATTGCGTTTATTGCTGCCACGATTCCATCGACACGGCGGCCATTAGCACCGGAACGCCCTTTGTGGACCTTCATATTATCATTGGCATCATAATAAATTACGCATGAGGCGAGCATCCAAGCCATTACCGGATTGCCATCATGTTTTAATTTTCCAGACAAAACAAGACCTTCGAACTCTTTAGTTGGTGCCGAAATTGTACCGATTGATTGTGAAAATTCGGATACAGAAAAGCCTTCTTCTTCCAAATCCTGCGTTAATTTGGTTGCATTATACGGGTCAAATTCCAAACGCATTACCTTGTGTTCGTGATACGTAGCACGAATTACGTCCTGTATTACATTATAATCGATTACGTTTCCAGGCGTTGCAATTAACCAACCTTCATCTGCCCAATATTGATAAGGCACACGATCTTCTTTTGAACGCTTCAATATAGTATCTTTCGGACAAAAAAACCAGCATTTTAAATATCTTTCTTGATTTTCATCAGGTTCAGATATTAAGACATAAGCAGTGATGTCGATTGTTTTAGACAAATCGAGACCTCCGAACGAACCAAATTTTGTAAATTTTTCCATTGGGATAACATCGACTTTATTTTTCATCCAGTCTTCGTTATAAATCCATTCGGACAATTCATCGACCCAAATATTTAGGTTTTTGGTTTTGAAATTACGGCGTTTAGACGGCTGGTTGATTGCTTTTGTGAACTCTTTTCGAATAGCATCGATTGCCAATCCTTGCCCCATCAAAGGATTGGCTTTTATCCAAAGATCTTCGTTTTGCCAGGATTCATCAGTTTCCAAATCTTCTTTGTCGATGTTATGAATCATTATCCAAAGGGAATCATCGACATTGCGACCTTCGAGGACTTCGATTACTGAATCTTCATAATTTTTACAAGCGGATTGCACGTTAGATCCCGCCGTGGTGATGTGATAGATTAATGCCTGTGTACGCTGTACGGTGGATGATTCGAGATTTTCCTTAACAGTATCATCCTTGTGGGCGTGGTATTCATCAATAATCCCAAAATGGCAGTTGATTCCGTCCTGTGTTTTTGAATCACCACCCAGGGCCCGCATTTTTGAGTTGGTTTTTTTGAAGCCAATTACCCTTTGCATGGCATAAAATCCCATTTTGCGCAAGGCAGGATTTGCAACCGGACTTTCGATGTACATTTTAGCCTGTTCCCAACATAAACGTGCCTGTTCTTCTTTTGTTGCCCCTACATAAATTTCAGCTTCCATTTCGAGATCAAAACTCATTCCGTACAAAGCCAGTCCTGCCATTTCTGCGGTTTTTCCGTTTTTTTTGGCTCGTTTGTCGTAAACGGTATTTATGCGGCGATATCCGTTTGATTTATTGATCCATCCAAACAAATTATACAGGGTAAATTGCTGAAAAGGTGCTAATACAAAGGGTTGTCCCGCCATTTTTCCCTTAGTATGATTCAGGAATGTAGGAAAGAAATCAATTATCTTCATTCCTGAATTATGGTCCAGGTAAAAGCCATCCTGATCAGCGGTTTCTATCCAACTGTAAAATCGCTCCACGGCTTGTTTGATCCTTTTTCCAGTCACGATTTTGCCAGTACGAACGTCTTGTGCGTACTGGAACGGAATGGATTCTTGCATTTGTGGGGTGATTTTCATAATCTAACTAGTATTTATGAGTTGTCCAATGAATAATTTTTCCTTTCCAATCAGATGAAAACCAATCTAAAAAATCTTCTACAGAATCAAAACCATCATTTTTAGCCAGCTGCTCCATACGTTCCTGACGTAGAGAAAAATTGTCTTTTTCAATTGAATAATTTTGAACATAACACTCATTATCAATAAAAATCTCAACCGTTCTTATTTCATTTATTTTCCATTTGATTTGAATATCTTGAATACCAAGTACTGGCAAAACAGGAGCAAAACGAAACATTTTTCTTTGTCTTGGATTTATGAAAAAATCTATTTTCATACCGATTTTCCATCGGTTTAAAACATCTTCACGAAGCGTGTGAATTTTTGGAGAAACCGAAGCTGAATAATCCCATTGATCAATAACAGAATTTAAAGAAGCTTCAGTTCTAAAATTATTATAACTAAGTAAATTAAAATTTTTATTTAATAAACCTTTCCATATTTTTTCAATAAAATATGTTGGTTTTTTCTCTATTTGAGTTTTGAATGATAAAATCATGGTTTTGATTTTTAAATTGCGAATTGCAGGGTTTGTAATTTTTTACTGGATGTGTGGGTGTATATTTCGGTTGTTTTTCGGGAACTATGGCCCAATAAATCACCTATGAGTTTTAAGTCGGTTCCTTTTTCGAATAATCCGGTTGCTGTACTATGTCGCAAGGTGTGCATGTGGTATATTTTGCCAATGTATTTTTTAACGATTTGGTTGCAGGATTCTTTTGAATATTGAGGTTTAGATTGACCGTTAAATAGGTATTCCTCAGGCAGATATTGGACATAATAGAGTCGGATTATTTCTCTAGTTCGAGGCGTAAGCGGGACAATTCGGTCTTTTTTGCCTTTAGCTCCACGGATATTAATTTGCATTAACTGGCTGTTTATATCGGATAATTTAAGATTCAAAACTTCAGAAACCCGCAAACCAACGGAAGAAGTTAAAGCAATAATTGCTTTGTGTTTTTTGTTCTGGATTTTTTCGATTAAATCAACTAATTCATCCATATCAATTACTAAAGGGATTTTCTTTTCTTTTTTGGCGTAGGTGATGTAATGGAATTTACGAGTTTGCTTAATCGTGATTAAATAAAACTTCTTGATCGCTGAGTGCATGGCGTTTTGAGAATTGACTTCTTTTGCATTTAGCATATAATCTTTTATCTCATCTGCCG